TTTTAACTAGTGCCGCAACAACATCTCTTTTTGGTGCTGTTAAATTTCCATCATCGTCCATGTATTCACCTAGTGCCTCTTGAGCGCCTATGTGTATGTCACTCATTCCGCCTTCGTTAGTTTCGTCTTCTACTTTTGCCGGAGAGTTTGCTGATGATGGTGTATAAGTTTTATGATCTTCTGATCCTTTGTGTGCAGTTGCATCTTGATCTGATTGTGCTTTTGCATCTCTGTACATTTTTGCATACTTAACGTGTTCGTCGCCTTTTAGTTTGTAAATGTCTATACCTTTTCCAGATAAAAAATCTTTGTAACTGCCAACTTTATATTCGTTAATTTTATCTGCTACTTCTTCTGAAACTTCTTGATCGTTTTGTGATACACTTTTATCGCTTTGAACAGCATTCTCGTCAACTTCTTTTGGATTCATTGCTTCTGTGCTTTCAATTGCTTTTGCAACTTCTGGACTGCTACTTGCTATATCTTCTAGTTTTTTTAAAACGTCAATCATTTCCATAGTGTTATTTCCTTTTAGTTAAAGGCGAATCGCTTGGTGCGTCCTCTTTACTTTGTGTTTCTTGAGTTTTGTTGTCTGTACCTTTTTCAACTTGGTATCTATCTTCTCTGCCTTTTAATAATTCTTTTAACAAACTCATGTTTGCTTTGTCGCCAAACATATCTTCTGGCTTAACATCACTTGCTGAACCCATTTCAATATCTAATAATTTATTTTTATATTCAGATTGTGAATTCATTTGTGCTTGATATTCTTCTTCAGGTGCACCAGGGTGTTTAACCATGATCATTGCTGGAGACATTCTCATATAATCTGCTAGATATTCTTTTATCTCTCTTGGAGATGCTGGATAACTTGTCGTTAAATCAAAAATATGTACTTCATGATTTTTTAACATTGGAAAATCTAATGGATGCTCTTGAATAGGTGTTTTTTTACCTGCTGAAAGTTTTGATACTTCGTATTTTGACAACGCCTGCTCCATACGAGAACTAAAGTCGTCTGCTATATCGCCTGCTACTTTAATTCTATACTCGTATTGCTTCGTTGATTCTGTTAGATATTGTCCGAATGTGCTCATAATATAATATTTAGCCTTTTTTCAATAGTTTCTTCATTAATTCGTTACGGTCAGATATGATCATACCCTCCGATTCAACAGGTTCTGGGCCTGTATCACCGTCTTTGTCCAGTTTTGCTTTCTTCAGTTGTAGTTCAACCATTTTCAGTTTCTTATCTATCTTGCTAGATTTAGCATCAATGGCATTACGCAACATAGTACTCGCTACTTCAAATATACGTCCTGAATAACGAGAGTCAACATTCATTCCTAAATCCATTAAATTTTTATATGAATCCTCTGCTTCTCCGGCCAACTTGTCTAACTCTAAATCAGATAATTCACCTAATCCTTTTACTGCTGGCAAAGATGCAGAAATCTTATCAAACTCTTTGTATGTTTTTTCAAGTGCAGTAGCAGTTTGAGGATCTACATTTTTAGGTGCAGATGTACCGTTATTTTTAGACTCTTTCTCTTTTTCTTTTTCGTCAACTTTTGTAAATGCTTCTTTAACATTTGGTAAATTGAGTATGTCTTCTAATTTCTTTGTCATTGCAATTATTTACGATTACCATTGTGGAATAATTGTTCTTCTGAAACCACTCTAAACGTAACTCTGTTCTGTTTAGCATAGGCGTTAGCGGCCTCCCATTTTGCAGTATTAACTACTACTTGCATCTGCTTACCTCTGCTCTTTCCTGCTTTTTCCATTGATGATTGTGCCGCTGGTTTTACTTCAATTAATTCTGCGTGTTTTTTTCCATCTTTATCTATGTAAACAATAAAAAAATCTGGCACATATATTGTAAATTTTCCTGTTATAGGATGTCTGTAAGGAATTTTTATTGATTCACTTGCCCACTTTGCCACGTTAGGATGTTCATCGCATAATCTCATAAATGCGTGTTCCCAACTGCTTCTGTAGGTGGGTGTTTTAATTCCAATATACTTTTCTGGATTTTTGAGGCTATATTTTCCTCTTGCAAATCTCATAGCCATGATGCTATCCTACTATATTTCTAGATACAGAAGTTTTTGTTTTTTTAGTCTGTCTTGTTCCTAAACGACTAGATTTATATCTAGTAGAATTTAAAATCATTTGTGTTACTTCGGATAATTCAACAGGATTTGCATTTCCTAATTTTTGAATTACTTCTTGAGGATTAACGTCATCAATTTTTGCTTGTCTTAAAATAATATATGCTAGTTGTTCTGCTGAAGCACGTTCAAATCCTCTTTTAACAAAAAACGCAATCGCTGTATCATAATCACCAACGTTAAATTCAAAAGCACTTTCGTCGTCGTGTTCTAATGTTTTTATTGTTTGTTTTAGTTTGTCTTCTTCTGCAGACGGTAAATTTGAATAAAAATTATTTGCCATTATATACCTTGACTTTCTGTTGAGATAGATACGTCAGAAGAGTTTCTATCAATTTTAATATATCCTTCGTTAACAAGTTTTGTAACATTTGAAGTTGCTTTGTTGTTATAAACATTTTTTACACTGTCAGACGAAGAAGCAAACTCAACATCACTTTCGGCAACTGTTAAACCTTTTCTACTTCCAACATCTTTGTAATACATATTTGATGCAATTTGATTTTTTATATTAGGATTGTTTGTAACAATGTCAAAACTTTCACTAGGTGTTAGATATACTTCTGTGTTTAATGTAGTGTTATGTACAACTGTGTTATCATTATTCTTCCCGTCAATTAATCCTTTTGCCGCGGCAATGGTTGTTCCTGCCAATACTGCTGTGGTTGCCGCATTACCTACTGAAAAGTCTCCAATTGGGTTAGCAATAGTTCCAGCAGACTCTCCTATTTTTCCTATCTCGTCTTTTACTATTCCGCCAAGTTCTTCTTTTAATTGTCCTTTGGCATTTTTTATTTTTCTAGCATTGTTGTAAGTGTTAATACCTTTTAGAATTGTGCCTAATCCAACTCTTCCGTTTTGAACATCGCCCATAACAGAACCAATACCATCAACAATACCTCCAGGACCAAATATAGAACTTGTACCACCACCTAGCACAGATAATGGTGACGGTGAATTATCGTAATGCAAACTAGCAAATCCTGGTACTCCACCACCTTTAACTAGTCCTGTGTTATATAAAACTGTTTCATAAAAAACTTGCATTGAGTTTTGTAATAATCCTTGACCGTCTGCTTGATCTAATGTGTCGTGTGCCCAAGAACCAATTACAGGATTTATTAAACTAAACGATGTAAATCTTTGTTTGTGTAGAACAAAAATGTCAATTCCTCTTAAAAAAGGTTTCTTTCTTTTTGTTGCAGTATCCATACCAAATTGTGTTGTAGTAAGTTTGGCATCGTATTGTGTGTCTTTGTTTTGAGTACGCATAGCAGGATTTGTAGTTATTGAATCTGCTATATGATGTTCGTAATATGTTTTCCAGAATGCATTTACAGTATCAGCATTGTCGTCATGAAAAGTTACACTAACAGGCTCGTATCCTATTCTTGTTGCAAGATACATTTTTTTATTATATTGAATTTTTTCATCGACATTCATGTTATATTTTGGCAAGTCGATTGCTTTAACCAACATATTCAATTCTAATTTTTCATTATTGGAAAAGGGTTTTGACACACCGGTAACTGACCAATCACAATCAAAAACAACATGGTAAAGATATTTGTGTTTAGGTGCTAATTTAAAATTATCGTCAAAATATAATCTAGATGCGTGACGGTAATCCTTCATTCCTGGAAGGCCGTCTGAGAATCCTTTTAAAAAATTATTGATACTTGGCATACACTTGTATTTATAGTCACAAAAAAAGCGTCTATAAAGACGCTTTTTCCTTATTCGGGAGGCCGAATGTAATTTATAATGCTACTCTAATTCTATGCAATCGTTATTGACGATGCCGCTACACAGTCTGAACCTGTAACATCAATGTTATTTGGTCCTACTGCTGTTCCTAAATTTCTTACTCTTTGCTGAATATCCGCCGCGTTGTGATTTTTATCCATTACTAAATGAATAACACCTGAGTTGTCATTAACAACGAAGTACATCAAAGGATTTAATTCCCCAATAATTTCTTCTACTGCTTCGTTGACTGCGTCGTCTTCTGCTCTTAAATCTATGTTTGAGTTAGAGGCATTTTGTACAGTTAGTTTAAAACCGTTTGCACCATGACTGTAAAGAGTTCCTGCTGTTACTCCTAGTCCAAATATTCTAGTTTGACCTGCCATTTTCTATACTCCTAACTTTATTGTCCACCACCAGTAGCAAGTGTACCAAGTGTTCTTGTTACAGCACTTCCAATTCCAGTACCTTGTGGTGTTTGTATTGCGTTGTCATATCTGATGTTCAACGTAATAGTTGCTGGATCTGAAGTGTTATATGCTAATGTGTTGTAGTTAACTGATTCAATGTAAGCACCATATAACTCAAATGTTTCTAAAACAGTTGGTTCTGATGCACCTTGTCCACCATCAAGAACTTCTGTTCTTGCAGTAAATTTGTAATCAATACCTGATGCCGCTGATGATTGTTCAAAGAAATCAAATTGTTTCTGGATCTGTTCACCAACTAGTTTAGATACCGCATTGTTTACATCGTCTCTTAAATTCAATGTAATTGGGTTCCAAGTGTGTTTACCTGCCATGTAAACTCTTGAGTTGTACACGTCTAAAGTAATTTGGTCAAAAGATAAATCTGGTCTTGTAACATCAACAACTTGTTTTGTTAGTTCGGATCTAGGTGTTGATACTCCAAAGTTTTCCAAAATAACTCTAAAACGATACTGTAATTTCGGCATTAACAGACCTTGTGACTGAGCACTTTGATCGTTTGCTAAAGGTACTGTAAATTTTGATAATGTTGATATTGACATAGTTTCTCTCTCCTATTTATCCAAAAAATTAAGACCCTAATTTTCCGATTTCTCCTGTGTTTTTAATTCTCAATGGTATGTAAATAAATTCAACTGATTTAACTGGTTCAATTGCTATATCAACATACAATTCGTTTCTGTCTATTCTAGTTGCTGTGTTGTTAGTACTATCACAAACTACTAAGAAGTCATAAACTGCTCTTTGGCCTGCTAGTTCTAGTAAGAATGATTCAATTGCTTGTTTGATTTCGTTTCTAGTAATTGTATCATTTGGTTCAAAAATAAACGGTTTACCAATTCTCTCTAATTGAGTTCTTAAGTAAACTGTTAATCTAGCAACATTTATTCTATCAAGTGCTGAAGTTGAACTTGCCGCAACTTTAGTTAAGTTACCGTAGTTCATAATTCCTGCGCCTGAGAAGAAAGTAAGTGGATTAATTTTTGATGTGTGCATCGAATCTCTCATACCTTCTGATATTGCCATTGTTTGGAACTCGCCTTCTTTAGCATCAATGTATCCAACTGCTGTTGCGTTGTCAACAATACCTCTTCTTGTACCTGCTGGTGCAAACCAAGGATATGCTAAATTGTCGTTGTTCGCTAATACTCTCATCATCATGTGTGATGGTGGAACAATAATTGACTTACCTGTATTTGAAGTAGTTTTTCCTGATGGATAAAACACACCCAAGTACTCACTTGCACTTACTAGACCGTCTTCACCGTTGTCTGCCGCTCCAGCCGAGTTTGCTGACCAGTTAGAAACTGCTGTTGCAGTACCTTCTAATCTCATTGGAGTATCTCCAACTATAAAGCCAGTGTAACCTCTGTCTGCGTTTAGATTCAATAAGTTTGAAATTGCTTCTGGATATCCAGGGCAA